AATATAATACTGATATTAGACTTACACAAGAAGACCAAAATGCAGGGGTTAAAATTTATTGCCATGAGCCGTATGCACAGGAGCTATATGATATTATGCAAAATTTTGAATCAACTGATTCAGTTTCAGCAAAAGATCTATTTGAGAACAATGTGTACCGAGTAAAAGCAAACCTAATATCATTTGATGATAAGCTAATCCACGCTGAGGAAGTTACTTCAAAGACTCCAATAATAGTTCCTTTTAGAGAATATTCAAAGGATATTAACGTATTATCCCAAGGAGAGGATCGTGAGTTTTTAGTGATGATCTATCGATCTACTAAACACGGTGAAAATTATGGATCTGAAAGAAGAGCTCTTTCCATATCATATAAACAAGAGTTATTTGACCACCTTTCTCAAAATACTTGGTTTGATGTTACCATCACTAAATTAATAAAAGGCGGATATCTAGCCTTATACAAAAAAGAAATAGAGTGTTTTATTCCAGGGTCTCACGCAGCAGCAAACATCATCCATAACTTTAATGGAATGTTAAATAAAACCTTGACTGTCATGGTAGATAATTACGATCAAGCAAACGATCTATTCATATTATCATATAAAAAATATGTTTCTCATTCGATGCCTACCATGATTGAGAATCTTAACTTCAATAAAGAATACACTGGAATTCTTACAAATAAGCCTTATGATTTTGGAGTATTTGTTGAGATCGACGGTTACTTTACCGGTCTCATCCATCAGACTGAATTTAAAGATTATGAATCAATCCGAAAAACTTTAAAGACTGGTGATTCGTTAAGTGTTTTTCTAAAAGACATTACATCTAAGGGAAATCAATATCGTATCGTTCTTACTCTTGATCCAGAAAATGCTAACTCTGAAAAACTTGCTTGGCAAAACCTTAGAGAAAAAACTGAGTCTAGAAGATTTTTATATCATGTTGATTCTAAGAAAAACTCCATTTCAATAGATATTGATGGAGAAAATTATGAAGTGTCACTAAAAAGAAAGGATCTTGAAAAAAATATAAGTAGGTTCCCATACGTTAAAGTATCAAAGGTAGATATCTTAAATAAGAGCCTAAAGTTTGAATTTGTTGAGGACTCTGAAAATTAATTTCAAAAAGATATCTCATACAAATAAAGAACAAGATAAATAATCAAGAACCACTCAGTTCAATCTAGATTAAACCTGTGATTTAAAAAATTTTAACAATTAGCGATGCTAGTAGTATAAGCCTCGCTGTCTAAAAAATAAGTAAAAGAGTATGGCAAGTTCCCTTTTTAAAGAAAGAATCGAATATAAACCCTTTGAATATCCAATATATTACACTGAAGGATGGCTTAAACAAGCACAAGCATTTTGGTTACACACGGAGATCTCTATGCAAGGAGATATCAAAGATTGGAACGAAAAAATGAGTTCAGCAGAAAAAAATCTAGTTGGAAATATTCTTCTTGGTTTTGCTCAAACTGAGTGTGCAGTATCTGATTATTGGACCGGCATGGTGACCAAGTGGTTTCCTAAACATGAAATCAAGCAAATGGCAATGATCTTTGGTTCACAGGAGACAATTCATGCGACCGCTTATTCATACTTGAATGAAACTCTTGGATTAGAAGATTTTAAAGCATTCTTACATGAACCTACAATTGCAGATAAGTTTGAATTTCTTCTATCTACTGCTAGCGATTACACCCATATCGATCTAGCTGAATCATCAGATGCCCGTAGAGATGCGGCAAAGTCACTCGCTATATTTTCCGCATTTGCCGAAGGGGTTTCCCTCTACTCATCCTTTGCCGTCCTGTACTCCTTTCAAATGAGAAACATGCTTAAGGGCATAGGCCAACAGATGAAATGGTCGGTTCGTGACGAATCTCTTCACTCTAAAATGGGATGTCAACTATTTAGACACATGTGTGAAGAATATCCAGAACTTAGAGAATCCGTTCAGTCTCAAGTAGAAGAGGCAGCAGGTCTAATGGTAGATATGGAACTTAAGTTTATCGACAAGATGTTTGAAATGGGAGATCTTGAAAACCTTAAAGCCGAAAACCTTAAAGACTTCATTAGAAAAAGAGCAAACGAAAAGCTAAACGAATTAGGCTACGAATCTATCTTTCATTATAGTGAAGGCTCAGCATCAGAACTGGACTGGTTCTATCACCTTACCGGTGGACACACTCACACGGATTTCTTTGCAATTAGACCTACGGATTATGCCAAAGCAGGAGAAAATGAAAACTGGTCAGAAGACGAACTTTGGTAAATAAACAAAATTGATATGTTATTAGTCAAAACAAAGATTGATAAAAGCACAATACCTGATGCAGGGCTAGGTCTTTTCGCAGATGAATTTATTCCAAAAGGAACTAAGATATTTGAGGAAGATAATCTTTCCATTAAAATAGAAAAAGAAGATCTTTTCAAATACAACGAAAGAGAATTATCCTACATAAATAAGTATTGTTATAGAAGAGGAGATACTATATACTGCTCTATGGATAATGATAAATTTACAAATCATTCAGACGAGCCAAACGTTTATGAGGATGGGCCTTGCACTTATGCAAAAGTGGATATCCAATCAGGCGAAGAAATTCTAACTGATTATAGGCAATTAGTTTGTGAAATTCACTCTTTCAAATAAAGCATGAAAGATAATACAACAACACAACAACTATGGGATGAATACTGTGAACGGGCGCATAAAGCAAGTCCAGCTTCATGGATAATAACTAGTCCTCGAATAGCAGAAGAATTAAATCAATTAAAAAAAATAAAAAAATGGAAGAAAAAGAAGTAAATTACGGCGAATCGTTAGGTTGGGAAATAGGAGTGCACTATCCAGTATGGGCAAATACTGAAGTATACGTTAAAACCGTATCTAAAGGTTATCTACTTGAAGGTGAAACACCAAAAGATGCATATTGGCGAGTTGCCAGCGCAGTAGCTAAACGACTTAGAAAACCTGAACTAGCTTCTAAGTTTTTTGACTACATGTGGCGTGGGTGGTTAAATTTAGCGACCCCAGTATTTTCTAATACTGGTACTGAACGCGGTCTGCCGATAAGCTGTTTCGGAATAGACGTTGCTGACTCCATCGCAGATATTGGAATCAAGAACTTAGAACTAATGCTTCTTGCAAAACATGGAGGAGGTGTCGGAATCGGAATAAATCAAGTTCGTCCAGCAGGCTCAACCATTGCTCAAAATGGAACATCCGATGGAGTCGTACCTTTCTGTAAAATTTACGATTCTTCCGTTCTTGCTACTAATCAAGGAAACGTTCGTAGGGGGGCAGCGTCAGTAAACATTGATATTGAACACGGAGATTTTTGGGACTGGTTAGAAATTAGAGAGCCAAAAGGCGACATCAACCGTCAGTGTTTAAATTTACACCAATGTGTTATCGTGTCCGATGATTTTATGCAAAAATTAGAGCATGGAGACAAGGAAGCTCGAAAAAGATGGACGGCAGTTTTGAGAAAACGTAAAGCGACCGGCGAACCATATATCATGTATAAAGGAAACGTTAATCGTCAGAGCCCAGAAGCGTACAAAAAGAACGGACTTAAAGTATATATGACTAATATCTGTTCTGAAATCACTCTACATACTGATGAAAATCACTCTTTTGTTTGTTGTTTATCCTCATTGAATCTAGCTAAGTATGATGAGTGGAAAGACACTGATCTTATCTACACTGCTACTTGGTTTCTAGATGGAGTTCTTGAAGAGTTTATCCATAGGGCTAAATACATGAGAGGATTTGAAAATTCCGTTAGATCTGCTGAAAAAGGAAGAGCACTAGGTCTTGGTGTTCTTGGCTGGCATACTTATTTACAAAATAAAAATATTCCATTCGATTCTCTTCCTGCTCAATTTGAGACTAGGAAAATCTTTTCACAGCTTAAAATTGAAAGCGAACGTGCAAGTAGAGACATGGCAAGAGAATACGGTGAACCTTTATGGTGTGTTGGTACTGGAATGAGAAACACACATTTACGTGCAATCGCTCCGACCGTATCTAACTCTAAGCTTTCTGGAAACGTTTCTGCCGGTATTGAACCATGGGCAGCAAACGTATTCACTGAACAAACAGCTAAGGGTACTTTTATTAGAAAGAATCCATCTCTAGAAAGAGTTCTTGAAAAGATAGGATACAACACAAAAGAAGTATGGGATCAGATTCTATTGGATGGAGGATCTGTACAAGGATTAGACTTTATGGATAATTATAAAGTTAAACTAGGTGAAGGTGCAAATCCCATTACTTTAAATAAGTGGTCTAAACTTCCTGATGTAGAAAAAAACAACTATATTTCATTAAAGGAAGTCTATTTTACATTTAAGGAAGTAAATCAATTGGAACTTGTACGTCAGGCAGGATTACGTCAACAGTACATCGATCAATCTGTTTCTTTAAACCTAGCCTTTCCCACTGAAGCTGAACCAAAGTTTATCAATCAAGTTCACCTAGAGGCATATCAATCTGGAATAAAGACTCTCTATTATATGCGGACTGAATCAGTCCTAAGAGGAGATATCTCAGCTAGAGCAATGGTTGACTGTTTGAGTTGTGATGGATAGAAGCACAAAATAAGAAAAATCATGAAAGCCGACTGAGTTCGGCTTTTTTTATTTGATAAATAATAAGAAACAGTTTATATGCTTAAGGGTTTTACAAATTTCATAAATGAGAGCAAGGAAGAAATTGAATCTTTTGCTAATACTAGAGAGGCAGGTGCAGAAAAAATAGTGGACAATGCAAAAGAAAAAGGAGGGCTTGCTCTACTTACTTGGCATCACTTTAAAGTAAAGCTACCCTACTATAAAAAAGCTGCAGCTGGCAAATTTGATCTAGCTAAAGCAAAAGACGAATACAAAGATCTTCTTGAAAAATTATATCTTGCAACAAAGACTGACATGGACATAAACCAAGTAGATTTTCAAGAGCTAGTTGGAAAAATTGAAGTGTTAGGAGAATTAATCATTCAGGAAGAAAATAAATAATAAAAAATAAACCACTTATGCTTAATTTCAAGCAATTTGTAAATGAAAGCAAAGATCATGACTTTGATTCCATTGAAAAAGGAGACGTTGTTCTTTTAATAGGTCATCGATACACCGTAAAAAAAGTAGGATCTGGCGTAATTGTGCTAGATGGAAAAAACAAAGAGCTTCGAGTAAACAAAGGAATGTGGAAGGAGCGAAACGGTAAAATACAAGAAAAAAAGAAAGGTTCTAAAAAAGATGAAGAATAAACACATTAAAAAGTATTCTGACTTTTTATTTGAACAGGACATGATGGCTCCGCCTATGCCCGGTGCCCCTGCTCCAGGTGCTCCAGGTGCGGCCAAGCCAATAAACTATAGATTTTTATTTATGTCTGGCGCAGACGATACTGGAAATAAGAGAAATAAATATCCGGACGGAAGCGTAGTGATCGAATATCCATGTTATTCTGTTACCGCAGCTGATCTTGAATCTTGGTTAAAGGAAAACGTTATTTCATCAGATAAAAATGATTTAAACAAAACTGAATTAGAAATTCGTAAAAAGAGCTTGCTGGATATCGTTAAAGGAGATCGTACAAATATTTCAACGGATGATGCTCCATTCATTGAAAAATTAAAAAATGCAACTTCTGCAAATCTTATAGGTAAACCTCTTCCCGATGTGACCGTTGTTTTTTCAAGAGGTGTTCCCACGACAGAAGATGTTGACGTCACCTTTATAAAATACAAAAAGTAATGATTAAATCATTTATCGAGTTTATAAACGAAAATACCGATCGTGATTCTAACTTTATTAAAAGTTTATCCCAGTCTCTTATCAATAAGATGCGTACCTCCAACATTGAAGATGGACCAGAATATTCAGTTTTTGCAGGTATGGAATTTACTGAGCCCTTTATCTTTGATCTAATTTTAAATGTTCGCAAAGATACAAACCCAATTCTTGAAGAAGATCACCACTTTAATGGACTTCCTTGGGAAAAAATAAATTTTGATCTTTTAGGTTATAGCATTGATGCAAATACTAAAATGAGTAAATCAAAGTCAAAAATACCTAAAATCATAGTTCACATCATCTTAAATCCTAAAAAGGAACCTTTCCTATATAGTAAGCTTTACTCTAGGCTCATAGACATATTGACTCATGAGACAAATCACCTAAACCAACTAGGGATTAACAGGGAACCCTTTAATACTCAAGTAAGTAGTAAATCCAAAAGAGAAAAAGCAAAAAAGAGCTACTCTTACTTTTTATTGAATGATGAAATTGAATCAATGGTTGAAGGAATGTATGAAAGTTCAAAGGAACAAAATATACCAATTGACCAGGTTTTTAACAGTTATCTAAACCCATTCATTGAATCAAACTATATTACTCAATCTGAATATCAGCAGGTCATGAAAGCTTGGGTTACTCGAGCGGCTGAACTTTATCCAGATGCAGTTTTTTCTAGCAAAGTAAATCACATCATAAACTCAATCTAAAACCAATTTCATTGTTTATAGTAAAATACTATAAAAAGTATTAAATATGAACAATTTTGAAAAATTAAAAGAAGAAGTTAATGCAGTTCATTCAACTATCTTTGACCCGATCTATGCTCTTATTTCTTCTGCTGAAGATGATGCAGACAAATATTATGCAAAAGGTGTAAAAAGCGCTGGAAATCGCCTTAAAAAGAAAATGCAAGAGATTCGTAAAGCGATTAAGCACCCTGCAGTTAAAGCGGAAATGACTAAGATTCAAGAAGGTGCTAAAAATCTTCGTCAAACTTTAACTGATGAGATCTCATCAAAATAATTTCTCTAAACTATAAACTACGGAAAATGCCTCTTTTGAGGCATTTTTTTTGTTTTTTAAAACTTTTATAGTATTATTAGTACAATAATATAAAATAATAACAAAAATTATGACAGATTTTTTTGATTTACCAGAAGACGGCTTTGTAAAAAAGCCCCAGTCTGGAGGAAGTAAAAAAACGGATCCAAACGTCTATGACCCAGATCCAAATGCACACAACGGTTCGTATAAATCAGTTTTTAGATTTATACCGTATGTGTTCGACAAAACCAAAAGCAAATACACAAAGTATTCTGCTAAATTCTGGAATCCCTTAACTAAGGAATCCCTAATTATCGATTGTCCATCAAACGTTGAAAAACCTTCAATTCTTTGGACCATAGAATCAGTGTTAAGATCCTTGAAAAAGGAAGAGCCTGAGATTGTTGATGAAATCGGTAGAAATTTTTCAAGATGGAACACTAGCCACTCAGCTGTGTATATTAAGAAAGATCCACAAAGACCTGACCTTGAAGGAACCATTAAAATCTTTAAGTTCAGAAATCAAATTGGAATGTTGATCGATCAACTTGTAAATCCTGAAGAGCTAGATGGTTTATCTACTGGTAAAAAAGTAAATCCATATCATCTACTAGAGGGTAAAGATTTTCTTTGTGTAGTCGGTAAAAAAACCAAAGACTTTAGAGATTGGTCTAAATGTAAATTCATGGACGAAATTACTCCATTCGTTTTTAAAATCGGCGATACTCAAGTGATTGTTGAAAATAGCGAAAAGTCAGTAAAGCTAGTAAACGAGTTTATGACTAAACACACTCCAAAAATGGATGAATATTTTCATCAAGAATGGACTGAAGAAACTTTTAATAAGGTCGCTGAGGCAGTTGTTGCAGCAATCCCTCAAAGAGAAGTCTTGGAAATG